GGCAGGAAAGCGTAGTTACAAATGGTTATTGTCAAGATTACACGCAGCTGAAACCACAGGTGGTAAAGCTATCTTTGAGATGGTGTATCTTAACAAAGCATTTGTTGATGGTATTACAATGTTTGATGTAGAAGAGATTGATGTTTGTAGAGATGTAAACAGAGTTATAGGGCAGGTACCAGCAGGAACACATTTGATTGCAGGACTTGACCCAGCTTCTACAGGTTATCAAGCCTGTTTCTTGTGGGCAGTAAACTCTGACACAGGAAAAATGTATATGGTAGATATAGAGAACCAAGAAGGTGGTGGAGTCATACAGGCTAAACAGACTATAAAGAAATGGCACGAGATGTATGATTTATCCCATTGGGTTATTGAAGAGAATGGTTTTCAACGAGCTATACGACAAGATAAAGATTTAAAAGACTACTGTTCAAGAACAGGTATATACCTTGAAGGACACCAGACACAGAAAAACAAATTTGATCCTATCTTTGGTGTAGGAAGTATGAGAGAATTGTTTAAGGAGGAACTAATAAGTTTGCCTTATGGTAGTGCAGAAAGCGAAACAAAGAGTAATATATATCGTAGACAACTAATTTATTTTTCAACTGGTGCTAGTAAGCAATCTGGTAGAAATAATAAGTCAGATGTCGTTATGGCTTCTTGGTTTCCAATGAAAGTTATAAGAAGAATGCAAAAAGAAAGATTAGCTGAAGTAGGATTAGATTATGAACCAAGTTTTGGAGAATGGGATATAACAGATATGAACGAAAGTCCTTGGAGTTAGTATGACACCTGAACAAATACAGTTTGCAATAACACAATTACATTTTGATAATCAAAGTGCGTATTCTACTAGAGGTCGTATTCGTGCAATTATGAATGGTGGACCTGATGGTATTCAGGCTTTACTAGGTGATAACCTAAAAGGATTCCAAGACTGGCAAGTACCTGTACCAAACCTTATGATGTCAGGACTAGAACACTTGGCACAAAAGATTGGTCGTATTCCTAACTTAAAAGTAGATGTACCTAATGGTAAAGACTCCGATAGAGCAAGACAGAAAGCTGAAAAGGTTGGAAGGATTGTTAATGCGTATGATGAGGTACAAAAACTAGATTTACAAATGCCACAAGTTGGTAGATGGCTACCAGGTTATGGTTTCTCTGTATGGGTAATTAGAGAGAAGAGAGATGCTAATGGTACACCTTACCCTTGTGCAGAACTTCGTGATCCATACAACTGTTTCCCAGGTTACTTCGGTGCAGATCAGCAGCCTAAAGATATGGCTATTGTTCGTAGGGTTCCTAAAGAAGCTCTAGCTAGAACTTATCCAAAGTATGCAAATCAAATAATGAACAAGGATGCTTATAACACAGATTTTTTAGGTGTAGGTAGTGCGTATGCTTCTGCTTATACTGACCAGTACAANGGCTCTTGGGCTAACAGTAATGGTGATGGCGACTTAATAGCAGAGTATTACAACTTAGAGGGAACTTATATTTTCCATATGACCTCTGCAACTATTCTTGACTTCATACCAAACCCACTTGATAGTGGACCTGCCTTTGTCATAGGTAAGAAATTTAGCTTTGACAGATTGCAAGGACAGTATGACCAGATCATAGGACTTATGGCTTCTATGGCAAAAATTAATGTGATGTCAATAATAGCTATGGAAGATGCAGTCTTTACAGAAACGAACATATCAGGAGAAATAGAATCAGGACAATATCGTAAAGGTAGATTTGCTGTTAACTATTTAGCTCCAGGTACACAAGTAAGTAAACCAGCATCCAATGTTCCTTATCAGATTTTCCAACAGATAGATAGAATAGAACGACAACTTCGTGTTGGTGGTTCTTATCCTGCTACTGATGATTCACAGTCACCACTTAGTTTTGCTACTGGTAGAGGACTTGAAGAGTTAGGTGCATCTATGTCACTTATGATTAGAGAATACCATACAGTTATGGCTGACTCTATAGAAATGATTGATGCTAAACGACTAGAGTGGGATAAAAAAATGTATGGTGGTAAAACGAAAGCATTGTCTGGATATATGGAAAATACTTTTTATTCAGAAAATTATGACCCAGGTAAAGATATTAGTTCTTTTCAAACACGAAGAGTTTATGGAGCTATGGCTGGTTATGATGAACCACAGAAGATAGTTACAGGGTTGCAATTACTTAATGCAGGTATTATTGATAGTCAGACTTTACAAGAAAACTTAGATGGTCTAGATAACATAGTTAGAGTTAATGAAAGAATTACTAGAGAGAAAGCAGACAAAGTTTTATTTGAAACACTGTTAGCACAAGCCCAACAGGGCGACCCTAAAGCTACTATGACAGTAGTTCAAATAAGAAAGAATCCTGCTGATATGCAAAATATATTAGATAAATTCTTTACTGCAGAGGAACCAGAAATTCCTGAAGCAGAACAGAGTTTAATTCAAGGTTTACCAGAAGGAGCTGCCTTGCCACCACAAGGTGCTCCACCTGGTATAGGACAATTACTACAAGGTTTAGGACAATGAAAGATATTAATAACGAATTTGTTGACATAGTTAATTTCTGTTTAGATGATGTAGATGAAATTGGTAATGATATATTATTAGAAAAAAGATTATCTGAACCTACAATTTACACAGACCAAATGCCACCAATGGTGTTTCCATTTGGTTATATGATTATAAGTTCAACATTTGCTTTTTTTGAAGAGGAAGAGGAAGAATGAGTAGAGCACCTAAAGTTACAAAAACAGCATTAAATGTACCTCCTGCAGGTAGAAATTTTGTAGACAATAGCAAGATGGGTTATGGAGAAAAAGTAGAGATGCAGAGATTTTTAGATGATGCACCTACAGTTAAGAATGAAATTGTTACAGATACTGTAGCTCCACAACAAATACCACTTGACCCTGCTTTACAAAAACAATTAGATTTGGATGTCTTTGCTGGAACTAATAGAAAAAATGAAGATGTACGCACAGGATTAGGTGTACCTAACAATATGAGAAGTACAAGAGAATTAGTACAAGAAATGTATGACTTAACAGGTGACCCAGACTTAGCCAGATTATTGAGTTAGTATGTCATTTTCAATATTTGATGGCGATATTGCAGATGATGATATAGCAAGAAAAGAACAAGACAAAAGAAATACACCTTCTACTGTAAATAAAGAGATGGCTAAACAAGCTGCTTCTATAGCAAACAAATACCCAACACTTCCTGCAGGTGCAGTCGTAGGTGCTGCTCGTTTAAACATATCACCTGATGACCCAAGACTACAACAAATTGTTATACAAGATTCAATTCTTAAAGAAGAAGAAGGATTCGGTGCTGTTAAAACTGCTACTAACTTTGCAAAAGAAAAAAGTAAGGCAGGTTTAAGAGGACTGTTTCTTGGTTTTCAATCAGCTTGGGAAGAAGGGCTACCAGAAAAAGTAAGGTACTTAGAAGCTAGACAGCAAGGTATGACACCAGAAGAAGCAAAAGCAGCTTCTGAAACAGAGTTGTTCAAAGCAGGTATTACAGGTAAAGGTGACTTGGGAGATGGATTATTTTTAGGAAGCACTGACCCAACAACAACTGATGAGTATAAAAACTTAGTTGAATCAGGTGTTAGTCCTACAGATGCAAGACAGTTTGTATTAGATAATGTTTTAGCTCCACAGATATACGAAGAGCAAAGACTTAAAGCTGAAACGGGCGTACAGTTCCAAGGTGAGCGAAGAGCTAAATTTGAAGCAGCAGGTGTTGCACCAACAGTAACTATTGGTCGTTGGTTGTTTAAACCATTTGATGAAGTAATAGAACCAGGTACTAAAGCATATAGTTTTATGACTGGTGCTATTGATTTAGTTGCACAAATATTTGGTGACCCTACAGCTTTAGCTACTCTAGGTTTATCTAAAGTAGGTAAACTAGGTAAAACCTTTACTTCTTTACAAGATATGAAAAAGTTTGAAGCTAGTGGATTAATTGGTGCTGCTAGAAAAACTATACACGGACCTACTTCACAAGCATTTTTAGCTGGTGATGAAGGTTTAGTATTTAAAAAATTTCTGTGGGAAAATGCTGAAGATGGAAATGTTATTATTAAACAAAGTGGTGAACAAATTAATGACAAACAATTTTTATTAGAATTAAGAAAACTAAAACAAAAAAATCCTAAAGCAACATATGATGATATTAATAAGCAGTTAACGAATTTTGTAGATGATTACTTAGTCAATAAACAATTAACAAACAATATGCTTCCAACTATTAGCAAGAAAACAAATCGTTTAACAAAAATGATGGACAAAACATATGGAGCCAGAATGATAACTGGAGATGTAGATGGTTCATTAGTACAAATGACAAGATTACTTAATCTTGCAACAGACCAACTAGATGCAGATGCTGCACAAAAATTAAATAGAAAGTATTTTAACAAAACATTAGATGCTTTAGACAGTGATGATGCACCTACAGAAGTAGTAAATACATTAGTTGAGTTTTTTCAAAAAGATTTTAAGAATCCTATTGTAAAAAATATGGGTGGAAAGATAAATAAAGATGGAAGTATATTAAGCAAGGTAGATGCTCCTAACGACCCACAGGCTTTGTCAGAATTTCAAATAAAACTTATTGAACGAGGAACTAATGTAATGGGTAAATTTTATGCAGATGGTGAAATGGCTAAGACTGCAGGTAGGAAATATAGCAATACAGATTTACCATTTACAGGTTTATTACAGAAAATATTAAAGAAAAAAAATAAACCTGTTAACGAAGAAGAATTTCTAGTTAGTCCATTAACAGTTACACAATTAGCAGATGAAATATTTTTACCTAACCCAACAGATTTATTAAGAGTTGGTAAAGCATTAGACAGCAAATTAGGTCCTATAGGTAATCAATTTTTTGCTGGTGAAAGTGCCGATACAGTTCGTAGATTTATGGATAACTATTATGGTGGTTATTTTAAACCATTAGTTTTATTACGACCAGCTTGGACATTAAGAGTTGTGCTAGAAGAACAAATAAGAATAATGGCATCAGGTGTTACCAGTCCTATTAGACACCCAATAGATACTATTGCTAGGTTATTCGGTAGTCCAAGAGAATCTCAAATTGGTTTGTTAGGTTCATTTGAAAACAATGCTTATTTTATGGATTCAATGACAGAAACTGCTGGTACATTATCTTCTATAAGAAGAAGATATGCAGGTGCAGGTACTTGGGGTACAGTAGACAAAGGTAAAAACTTTAACACCTGGAAAAACGCATCATTTAGAAATGTATTACAAGCATACTTTGACCCATTGTCAAAAGAGTTAGCAGCTATACAAATGTTACCTGCAGCTAAAAGAGCATCAGCTTTAAGAGCTTTAAAAAAAAGAGCTAACACCAAAGGTAGTAGTTTAAACAATCACATCAAAAAAGTAACTGGTGCTAAATCACATATGTTTAATGGTGCTGGTAGACAGTCTGGTCCAGGTAAAGCATTAGCTGATGAGTTTGTTAATTATGTAAATGCAAACTTAGCTGACATAGCTGGTGGTAGCGTAAAGACTACAACAGCTGGTGGTGCTACAGCAGCTTCTAGTAGATGGATTCAAGAAAGTGGTAACCCAGAACTATTAGCATTTATAGCTAGAAAAGATGCAGTCAATGATTTAGCTGGTTTAAAAAAAGTAGACTTTGATGCTTACTGGAGAGGTGAACTTACTGATAGTGAATACGATAGAATTACAACACAACTAAGAAAAAATCAAGAGGCAATTAAAAAAGATTTCTTTGAAAAGTATTTAGATGTTTTACCTACAACAGCTAAAGCAGAATTATTTTCAGAAAAAAGAAGTGTCAATATGGCAAATGATTTTGTAGATAAAGCATTTGATATGTTGATGTCTGTACCTACTAATAAATTATCTAGGTCAGTAGCATTTAAAGCTAACTATTGGAAGAAAGTAGCAGAGATTGCTGGACATACAAACAAGGCAACATTAAATAAATTAGTTAAACAAGCAGAAAAAGCTGGTATCAATACTGGTACAGCTGCTGAAAGAAAAGTGTATAACAAAATAAAATCTTATGAAGGT